CAGCGATTGTTTCAGGGCTGATGTGAAGTAGGTAGCACTGGTATAGTAGCTGGGCGCCCGGCGGATTAAGCCTGGTCAATCTTTGGTAGGCTTCCTTAACCTTAACGTCTAAGTCAATCAGCCTGACTAAACTGTCCTCTGTGGGATTGCCAGCCGATGTCCCCCGTGGTTCGCCTGAAATCTGTGGCGACCTAAGACTACTCGGTGATGTGCCTAAAGCAAGGCACACTTTGGCGTAGTCCTCTTTTAAGTATGTGCGGACAGCACGGGCTGTCTCTTTCTCATCTAATCGGGGGAATAGCGTAATCAATCGTATCACCTTTTCCTTAATATAAATCCTAGTCTATATAGCTCTGCTGTCACTGCTGGCAGTCGCTTTGTTTTTCTACCTACTCCGTACAGCTGACCAATCTCATCTAAGCTAGGATAGTTATTAATAAATTTCCCATCCACAGTAAAGATCTGAAATTTGCTGTACTTCGTTGTCCCTAGCTCGTCGTAGTATTCTGATGATGATATCCCGACCCACGAGCAAATATCGTCCACAGTCCAGTCAGGATGGACTTTCTTTAAAGACCTCAGGTACTTGCGACGCTTGTCGGTGTGCATATCAAAAAACTTCTTATGTGTCATCGGGCTATTTTCATTTCTTGGTGGTCGTTTTTTCAGCTGACCCCGCCACTCTAAAACGATTTTCACATCAGGATCATCAGCCGGAGCTTTGTCCATATAGTTGGTCCCGTACCGCTTGAAAAGTCGGGTCGTGGCGTCCAGCATATCTTTTGGCAGTTTGCTCACTTTTTAACCCTCCTCTCCAAACGGTATCCACGCTGAGCCAGGTACTTAGTCACTCTAGCTAGGTTAAATCGATACCACTCAGGATGATATAGCGGACTGCCAGGACCAAGAACAAACTTTCGCACTTCTAAAAGATCACGAAATTTATCACTTTCGCCCGTTTTGGTGTTAATCAGTTCATAATAAACCTTCTCATTTTTCTGATTGTCCTGATGATCTCTCCGCCACTTTTTAAGCTGTTTTTGCTCTTTGCTACCCTGAAAGTCTGGATTTAACCACCAATCGTGGCGCCCAAACTTATCTTCAATTTTTTGTACTAGTGGCATCAGTTTCATCGTCTGCACCTTCATACTTGATTAAACGGTCCATGTAGGTCCCAGCTTTTAAAATATCTTCTTTGCCATTTTTATGTGGAAATCTGAACAGATATTTAATGATATTCAGGATGTAAAAGCCACGGACCCAGGATCTGGGCATGATTACTTCAAACATGTCGAATAGGTCAAACCCGTTGCGCTGGTAGTGTGCTGGTTTAATCAGTTTCATTTTTATGCCTCCTCTAATATTGCTTTCCTTAATTTTTTAATCATGCTTTGTTTGCGCTTAGTGATTGCATACTCGCTAACCCCTTCACGCTGAGCAATTTCTTTCTGTTTCAATCCATTGGCTAGGTCGTCATATATTTGTCTCTGCTTTGCAGTCAGAACATGGCGATATGCCTGCACGATTAAGTATCTTTCATCATCGATATTCTTATCTTCATAAGCTTTAAACGTCATCCATATACCGTCAAAGTCTGAGAAGTGTATCTCATGGCGAAACCATTGGTGATACATATTGTAATCATGATGGTTCATTGCTCTTAACTCTTGATACCACCGGGAACTGATCTCATGTCTGTTACCTTTGCCATCAATTAGGTAATACCCATGCTCATCTTTTGTAATGTTTTCCCAATTAACTTTCCACAAAGCTAACGCATATCCATGAGGCTGATGTGTGTGGTCAATGATTTTCTTAGGCGGTGGGCCCTGAGTCCAGTTTCGAAGATAGTATGCTTTCTTAGTCATACTTCCTCCGGTTCAATAATCCGCTGATTTTTCATGACTTCCACACCCCACAATCAAAGCGCTGCATAAGGTTAACATTATAAGCAATCAGCCCGTAGCGATTAGCCAACCGTTGGACCGTGCTCAGATCATCAAAGTGTCCTGCGTCACTCAGCCGATCAGTAAAAACTAATTCTTTACCATTGATTTCATCTTCGATAAACATCTTGCGGTTTGCTGTTGTCAGCACATAATATTGTCCGTCCATGTTAAACCTCCGTTTCACCACTAACTTGCTCCATCTCATCCAGATATTTTATTATTTCGTTAATATATTTTAGTGCGAAACTAAAAGCGTCTTTGGCTTCCATAGCGTTTTTAACCGGCGCTTTTAATTCGCTACTAAGCCTGTAGTAGTAATATGCTTCGGTCACTTCGTGTTCCGCTTTGTATAATCTTTCCATAATTTCTTTCGGTAACATTGTTGGTACCTCCGTTAAATGCGTTCCATCTCCGTGGTTACTGTTACTTCATAGACGATAAAGCCGTATTTTTCAGCCACGGTCTGGGCCATCTCTTGACTCGGGATCCGTGTAGCATAGTCTGGCTCGCCTAAAAACTCAAACCCGCCCCAGTTTGTTCCCGCTTGTCGTTCGGCCGATACGTAGAAAGCGTCGTTGGTTGTTTTTAGTAAGTAGTAAGTTTCGATCATTTTTGTGCCTCCCCAGTGGCCACCACCACTAGTACATACTCTTTTTTGCCATAAAAAGCGCTGATATGGTCGATTGAATCTGCGCCTTTTTCGCCAAAGATGTCTAGTAACTCCTCATTCAATCCCAGGATTAAATCGTCTGCATTTTTCTTAGTGACCACAATTCCAACAGATTTTTTCATGCTACCCCTCCGTCTTTTTAGCAATAGCTCGCTCATTTTTCAATCGTTTCTCTTTCATTCGACGTAGTTTTTTCTTGATAGTTCGTTTCTTTTTGTGTTTGCGGTTTGCCAATGTTAATCCTCCTCAATCACTTTCAGTGCGTCTTCCACGCTACGACATACCCCGTATAGTACGGGTTTATCCTTGATAAACTCGGCAAAGCGTTTTTGCTCTGGTCTAAGTCTGCCTTTTTTTGTCTTAATCTCTAATAAAATTATTTTTCCATCTTTGTGTCTAAACCCAGTCAGATCAGGCCAACCTTTAGGCGGGCCAGCAATAAACCACCGCCCGTCGGTTGTGCGAACTTTGCCGACATTCGTCCGGATGATAGTACACCCATGCTGCGAAACTGCCAGCATGATCTCTGACTGGATTGTGTGCTCTGCTTTCAATCTGTAATCCTCCTGGGTGTATCGGGGTGCACAGTTAGGGTGCATAGTTAAAACGCCCCAAACCCCTTGATATTAAGGCTTTTTGCCATAGGGTGCATAGTTGGCGAAGTAAAATCCTTTTTCTATATATATTTATTTCTTATTTTTTTTATTGGTGTTTTAAAAACAAACTATGCACCCCAATAATACCCAACCCTCAAACCCTTACTGCCGTAAGGCTTACAGCAGTTATCCACAACCCACCAACCCTGCACCCCAACCCTGCACCCTCTCTACTTTTTACTTAAGAAAGTTCGTTCGGGGGTCTTCAACTTTTCTTAGTCTGACACCCTTGTAAAAACGTTTGCCCTTGACAGTTTTCTTTTCAAATCGCTTCTGCACTTCTTTGCCAAACTTCACGCTTGAGTACTGGTGCTCGCCGTTTTCCAACGCCCACCGTCTGTAAGCCTGGTAAAATTCGCCTGGTCTGACGGTCGCGCCTTCCTCAACTTCGCAACAATCAGCGACAAACCGCTCGATGATGTCCATCTCTTTGCGGTAGGTCTTAATCATCTCTCGCATTGCTGCCGTGGGTGTCAATCCCTCGGACTGCCAGGCGATAGCCCCATCGACGATCCAGCTCAGGATCCCTGGTTGCTCTCGGTCTAGCTTGGCTTCGAGATTTTTGTCGACCTCTTCAAGTGGCACCTGGTGCGTAAACGGCACGCCGATTAACCGGCGCCAAATACCGTCATCGGTCCCACGGATAAATGGCAGATGATTGGTAGCCATCCATAGCTTGAACTTTGGCACGAATTCGAAGTCTGCACCATACATAAACCGCGCAACCATCTTGTCGCCCCCGGTCATCTGCTTTAAAAGCGACTCGTCCAGCCGATCGCCTTCATTGGCTTCACTAGAGATGACCAGCCGTGCATTTTCCAGGCGGGCGATGTCAGATGTGGGCCCACTCTGTGAGCGCTTGGTCATGATCGATGAAACCTGCATTGTCATCGCGTAGTTTCCTAAGGCTTTGGCGATGGTATTCATAAAGACTGACTTACCATTGCGCCCATTTCCGAGCAAGATAAACATCACTTGCTCCACTGTGGACGCCGTGGCTGAGTAGCCAACCATTTTTTGCACTTCATGGATCAGGGCTTTATCCCCCTGAAAAGTCGTGTCTAAAAATTTCAGCCACTGCTCACAGCCCGTGGTATCACTGAACTCAGTGCCAGTGATCTTAGAGAACATCTTTTCACGATCGGACGGGTATAAAATTCCGGACGATAGGTCCACATAGCCCGCTGGGGTGTTGAGTAGCATACCGTCACGGTCCCACTCATCGTGGCCAACCGCGATATGGTGCTGAACTTCTTCGACCATATTTTTTTTGCTACGATTGCTCCGTGACTTGCTCTTAAATTTCGCCCATTTTTTCAGGGCTTCCTCTGGATCTGCTTCTTCAGATACATGGACTTTTTCATCATCCATGGCGTCCACTACCTTGTCTGCTGCTTCTAAAATTCGGCCACTTTTATCAACTTCCCAGTAGGTGCCGTTGTAGTAATACCAACTTTTATCAATATATGAATACCTGAAGTAGTTACCGTAAATGTCAAGGAATCGCTGGGCGTTCCCCATGTCATCCCACGTTCGTGGTGGTTTCGGTTTGTTTTTATTAAGAAAGTCTAAACCACCGTATTTGAGTGGTTGGCGATCGTCTCGCTTCGGATTGTAGACGTTTTGCGTTTCGTTGATTGCTTTATATAGCAATCCCGCCCCATAGCTGGTTTTTCCGTGCTTTTCATCGTATTTATCGCGGTAGAGAGAGGACTGACGAAAAATTTCATCCATTTTTTGAAAGTCCTTACCCGTCCAGAAAGCCAAGTCATTGGCAAAGGCCATGTCAGCCTCCGACTGCGATGGATAAAACTGCTCCCAACCACCGTACATCAGTACCTTAAAGCGAGCGCCGGTCGTGCTGTTGCTGGCTTTTTCGATGATTTCATCGGTAGTCAGATTGTTTTCATAGTGCTCATACCGCTTTGGCATTGGAAAAACTTTATCTTTCCCAATGTAGTGCGTGTATGCCGGTGTCAGATCGACCTCTTTTACTTCCCGACTGCCACCGATAGTCCAACCAGTGAGAGCGAAAAAGCGACCCGAGTCGTACATTTCGAAGTGACCACGGCGACGGCGATCGCCTGGGATCTTACCCTTAACAATGATGTGGATCCCCTCTCTACTCGTGGATATTTCGGCATAACTGCCACCAGTGAGCTTTAAGGCGTGCGCCACTTCGTTACTATCGGGATCAAGGTTACTGCCGTTGATATAGGTGTCAATGTCGTCGCCGATATGGTCTAAATCCACGCCGGCATAGCCATTGGCGAAGTAAAACGCCAGACCACCTTTATCCAGTTTCATCTTTTCAGCAGCTGCGACCGCGGTATTGAAGTCCGACCAAGTATCCTGGTTGGTCGATGATCCCGGACCCCCAGTCCAGGGGTCGACTGGAATTTTATTGAATTTTTTCTTTTTTTCTTGCCACTCCAGACGGTAAAGCCCCCACTGCCGGACTTTTTTTAGTTCTTCTGGAATCCCCTCGATGTTGGTCTGCACGCTCTCACCTCCTCGCTGTCACTATAAAAATTAAAATGGTAAGTCACTGTCAGTAATCCCTGCACCCACGTCTGGTTGTGACTGTTGTTTTTTCTTAAAGACGTGCTGTACTTGTGGGAATTTGGTTTTATCAAAGTTATTTGGCCAAGTGCTGTTGCGAGTTTCGCCACCGTCCTTTGGTGTGTATACGTTAATTTTTAAGCGGACTGGCTTGTTAACCAGCTGTTTAGTTAGTTCTTCAAAGCTATTGATCTCAGTCCCTTCAGGAATGCCTGCAGCTTCAAAAACATACTGCATATCGCCTAGTTCAAAGTCACCCGTTTCACGGTTTGGCCACATGAAGTGTGTGTAGTAGCGGTTGTGTGCCTTACCGTTGGTATCTGGTAAAGCTTGATCTAAGTCGTTACGGACCACCATTGAGATACTGATATACTCAGTACCTTTTTTAGTGGCATCGTGCTTGACTCTTGTGATGATCATTTCGTATTGGCCTGCTGGGAATAAATCGTTACGTTCGTTGTTTTTATAATTTGTAGTAAATTGCATCTTTATAATCTCCATTCGTTTTATTTAATTTTCGCTTTTCCATTTGAACCCATAAGCTGTATTGATTTCGCCATGAATAGCTTTGCTAATGTTTGAGGGGAAACCATTTACTGCTCTAGCAGCATCAGTTAAGGTTTTGTATTTACCTATCTTTTTTCCATCCATTGAGTACTGGCAGACCCATTTCAGCCCTTTTCTTCGAGAAATACTGCCTTTCCATTTACAATTCCCATAATTAGCGTTGTATTGATTAGTGCACCATTCTAAATTTTCAACATAATTGTTATGCCGATTTTCATCTTTATGGTTAACTTGTGGATATTGCTTTGGATTTGGTATGAAAGTTTGTGCGACAAGTCGATGGATGAAAAAGGCTTGAAAGTGGCCGTTCTTGCACAACCTGATTTTGTAATAATTCGTATTCTTTTTATCAAGTGTACTTCGTATAATGCCGCCTTTAGTTCCTCTTCTTCTCTTACTTCTAATCCTTCCAAGTGTACTTACTTGATACAATCCTTCGTAGTCTTTTATATCTTTCCAGATTTCGCTCATAGCCATCCTCTCTCTTTCATTTGATACCAAGTCCATCCACGCTTGTACCCTTTTGCTTCGGCATAGGCTTTCAGCTCAGCCACGGATTTTAATTCACTTGGTTTTTTATTTGTCAGATAGTCAGTCTTAAAGACAAAACTGGTATCGATTTTTTCTAGTTTCGCTTCTTTTTTAATTTCTACTTCGTCACTCTCCACTTCCCAGATGTGCCCACACATCGGGCAAAGTGTGACACGAGCGGGTACGACTGCAAAGCATTGCGGACAAGTTTTGATCGCTGGTCCTGAGCTACCGCCCGACCGCTGTTTTTTCTTTTCGCGATCTTCCAGCGTCCACTGCCGGTCCTGCTGTGGTACTCCAAACCGGTCAACGTTGCCCACCTGGTCGATGATGACGGCTTGCTTTCCTGGTTTGTATCGCATGCACCTCATTGACTGCTGGATATACAGTACCAGCGACTCAGTCGGCCGGAGCATGACCACACACGAGCAGTCAGGAACGTTAAAGCCCTCACTGACCAAATCCACGTTACAGAGCACCTGGATCTTACCCGACTTAAAGTCAGCCATAATCCTGTCCCGCTCTCGCTGTGGCGTTTTACTATCGGCGTGACACGCTGGTATGCCTGCTTGATTAAACCAGTCGGCGACCTGCTTAGAGAAGTCTATCGCGTGGCAGTAGACAATTGTCTTTAGCCCGCTTGCTTTTTCTTTCCAGGTGTCGACCACGTCTGAAAAGATGATCCTTTGCGCCATCTTGTCCATTGAGGCGGCTGTAAAATCGCCCGTGGATGATTTTTTTAAATCTGTCAGATCAGCCGTGTTTGGTGCATAGACCGTGGCATTCGACAGCCGATTATGCTGGATCAACCACGCCACCTGAGGCCCTTCGACCATGACTTCATAGATATCCTTAAAGCCTTTGCCCGACATTCGCCATGGCGTGGCTGTAAACCCGAGCCGTGGCACGTCATGGAAAAAGCTGTATATCGTACGATAGCTTTCAGCCAGCGAGTGGTGCGTTTCGTCCGTGATAATCAGAGCTGGACGAGCAACCCCTCGCTTTTTTATTTTGTTTTTTACGCGGATTGGCGTTGATATCAGCACTTTTTTCATGTCAACTTCATCCGCGATAAATGTTTCGTAGATCTGGGCGATCAGCTCCCGTCTGTGAACTAAAAAGAGCACCCGCCCGCCTTTTTCAGTTGTCATTCGGGCGATTTCAGCGATAATCACTGACTTGCCCGAGCCAGCTGGCGATTGGATCAGCACCGACTTATGACCCTCAGCTAGGCGCTGTCTGGCTTCGTTTATGGCCCGTAGTTGGTAGTCGTATGGTTTAAACGGCATTGCTGTCACTCTTTTCAAAGTTAAAGAGTTCATCAATCGGGCATGACTTACGCCCGTCTAAACGATTTTTTGCAAAAGCTCCGCTGTCGCCTTCCAGGATCACCCAGCGACTTTTATCATCAGGCTTTACGATCAAACGCCCAACTACATCACATAAACCCATCACGACGTTACGGACTGAATCCCGCAAGTCTGGCGCAAACTGGTTAAATTGCTGACCAGTTGGCATGATGATTTGCTGGGTGGTTTCCCAGGCAGTGATATACACATTGAGCGGCATGTCAAAGATCCACTCGATGAATCTTAAAAAGTAGTTTTTCCACTGTGCGAAGTGCTGGATCTCGTTTGTGATCCCGTTTTTGCTCTCGCGCCCACGCTCTTGCAACCAGATGTTGGCGAAGTTCGTGAGATCATCAATGATAAGGTTGTCATACTCTGCCGGTTTAAATTGATTGGCCCACATCTCTAAGTCTTCGGCTGGCTTTCTGGCGTCGATCTTCCAACCGGCGTCAAAGTGACCTGCTAAGACCTTGAAAGAGTTAGAAAAGCCTAGTAAATAGGTTTTCCCCTTTAAGTTCTTAGCTGCCGATGTTTTACCAAAGCCTTGTTGACCATAGACTAAAATTCGCCAGTCACTGTATCGGCTTAATTTATCCATATTAATTGCTGGCATTTAATCCACCTCTTTTAATCCTCTTTGCGCTCCTCCAGGATTTCGACATTACGCAACGCATAATCTAGGCAAGTTTCAACTAATACACTCATAGAGATACCCGTTTCGCTTGCAATATCTTTAATCTTTCCGTGGATGTCGGATGGTACGTAGACTGGGCGCATATATACATTCTTACGACGTTGCTTCTTTAAAATTAATTTTTCTTTTGTCATGATAGTTCCTCCAATTTATTACATAATCTGTGTGCCACGGTTTGGCTTCAGCTCTGCCCCCGGCACGTCCACGCCAGCCTTGAGAGCTTTATAGAGTGCTGTTTTATCAGCGCTGACTGTATTTTTCTCTCTGATATACTCAGCCGGCAAGTCGTCTAAACTTTTTACAACTACGCTGGCCCTGTAATTCCGTGGCTTTAAAATGTGATTTTTGGTCTGGACTTTCTTTATACCCGCGTCATCAAGTGCTTCGGTCAGGTAGTCCATCAGTGACTTTGCTTTGCGTTCAGTGGCTCTTTGCTTATCTAAAAGCTCCACTCTCCGCTCTTTAGCCCACTCGATATCACTTTTTAGCTCGTCGATCATAGTGGCGATATAGTCCAGCTTGACCTCTCTTTCGTCCTGGATCGCTTCTAGAGTGTCGATCAGGGCTTGACCTTCAAGGTCAGAGTCCACCAGCTGGCGATATGTGTCGTTCAATTCAAAGAGATTACTCACTCTCTTCCACCTCCCTCAGTTTCTGTCTGGCTTTTTCCAATCGGTCCATAGCTTTTTGATAGAACTCGTTGACGTCTTTAAAGGCTTGCAAATCGTCCCCTTTCTGTGGTGGACCGAATTGCTTCAACGTCAACTTGCACGCTGACACAATGTATTCCCAATGTGCTACCTTTGCGGTATACTTATCACGTAAAAACTTTTTTTCTGAGTCCGCTGCAACGGGCTCTTTTTTTGTACTCTTATTCATTTTTCTCTCCGTTTTCAAAATTATTTTTAAAAACTTTTTCAATTGCTCCAGTTAACTCCTGGATGGCTTTTTCTCCGTTTCCTACTTGAAATTGATACCCAAGGTCCACATATGTTGCTTGAGCAAGTATTTCTCCTACTTCTCCGGCTGTAAAAAGCTCTTCGCAAGTATCAAGATTATTGTGTATGATTTTTTTGACATCAAACTTTTTATCGTCTAACCAGGATATTTCTGCAATCATTGTTCCGATCAGATTAATCATTTTTTTCTTATCTTTCATAATCCGGATCCCACTCCTTTCTTAAATCTGTCAAATCATAAGCGCCTTAGCTCTTATGTCTGTCACGTCTTTCTTGCTCCTATAAAATTTCTGGATGTTTTTTCTTTAGTTCCTCTATGTCTGATTTTTTGAATTTATTTTTATATTTGCCGCATGCCAAGGGTTCAAAAATCTCATAAAATTCTATTCGCCTACGGTAGAATTTTGACTCTGACATCCCCAAAAGCTCAGCTGTTTCTCCTACCTTAAGCAGCCGTTCTTCTTTTTCTGTCTTCGTCTGAGGTGTGGATGTCGCTTCATTGATCCGCTCTGCCAGTCTCTTTAAGGCTTCAGGACTTAGGCTTTCCACCCAAGTCATGTCATCAATCATCATGGTGGCTACCGCCTTAGTCAGTCAGCTCTGGGTGTGTGACCATGATCCAGGCTACATCCACAGCCATGATAATCAGCGTAAACATGCCACCCCACCAACTTCCAGTCTTTAAAAACATTCCGACTAGCATGGCGAGTGCGTATTCACTTAATCTTCGTCCTGTCATCGTCATCCCTCCTGGTCTTCCAAATAAATATCTGACATACCTAGTAAGTCGCAAATATTAACGATCGTATTGTTATACATATCTTGGATTTCTGGTATTGTAGCGGGCCGTCCGTCCACTGTGACGTTCCCCTCTGACTTTCCTATCGAGTAAAGCCACTCTAGCGCTTCTCTGACGTTTTCGAACTCTGTCATTTTTTCTCCTCCTGGATATACTTTTTAATCTCCACTGCTATGCCACATAAGATGCATAGCAGAATGATTGCCAAAGATGTCACTTGCCGTCACCTCCCGGGATCATATCCACGCGGTATCCGTTCTCGTGGATGATGTTCTCTGCTGAAATTGAGGCAATCAGCTCACCTTTTTTTGTGCGGATATTGATCACTTCATAACGCTTGCCCTTAATCGTGATCGCCGGATCACCATAAACTGGCTTCATCCGCACCCTAAGCCCTTGCGCAGTTTCGCAATCGTCTTGTGTAATCACTGCCAAGGTCTCGGGGTTCTCTTCGTCTGTCTCCACGATGATCCGCGCCACCTCGTCCATCGGGGTGTTGATGTCGTCGGTCATCTCTTTAAATTCTTCAATCGTTCTACACATCTTCATCACTCCAATCTTCTTCCTCGCCTGGCTCTGAATACTCCCAGGTATGCTCTCCGTAGTAGTCCTGCTCATCTTGCCAGTCAAGATATGACTGATACTCTTCTGGGTTCATATACGTCCGCCTACTTTCTTTAAAAATGAAACTTTGCTACTATTAATGTGTTCAAGAATTGTCTTCTTTATAAGCAAAGGAGTTGATGTCGTAATGACAAAGTTTTTGAACGAAACTGTGCCTGCGTAATCGATTAATCACCCAGCCTTTTACGTTGGCGGGCTGATCTCGTCACCGGTACGATAATCCGGACAAGGAAAGTTCAAGCCCACACTTGAACTAGTACTAGCCGACGGTAAACCCGATTAATCTTTTGCTTCAATTGCAGTGCTGGGCGACGATACCAGCCAAGTATTGATGGTTAGCTGGAGATGATCGCTAGGCTTTAAAAATTTCGCAACCTGTTCGGGCTCCAGACCAAGCAGGTTTTTTATTTTTCAAAAAACTCATTCATATCGACATTGTTAAAGGTTTGTTTTACTCGACTAAGTAAGTCAAACCCAGGATTAACAAAGTTCCTTTCTAATTTTGTGTAGTGTGAATATGAAACACCCAATCTAGCGGCCATTTCTTGTTGAGTTAGTTGCTCTTGCTTGCGTAGCTTCAAAAATGCTTTACTGGCAGTCATAGTGACCACTCTTTCTTCCACGCTTTGTACTCTTCGATAATTTTTTCTTGAGTCAAATCCAAATCATCAAAGTAAGTCACTCCGTCATTTATACGTTCTGGCCAAAGTACCCAGGCTTCTTGTTCTGAGTCATAGACCAAGGTTCCGCCAAAGTCATCGTCGATCCACATAGAGTACTTACTGTAATTTTCTCGTTCGAATTCGATCATTTTTTCGCCTTCCTATTTAATCTTTAGATCCCTCATTACTTTTAGGATGAATCGTGCTCCTGCTGGTGCATCTTTGCGTCCAGATAGATAATCACGAGCGTCCTGTACATTTAAGCCATACATAGCAGCTAGAGTGGCGACTGACGTGTCATTTTCATCTAGCCACTTTAATATTTTGTTTCTTCCACTTTCTGTGGTTGGCATCATCGACACCTCCTCTTTTTTATTCCTACCCCCCCACCGCAAACGAAAGATATTTACATAGATGTTTTCGTAGAAAAAACGTTGACTTATTTTATACATTCGTATAAAATGAAAGCGTAGTAAAAACGCTATAAAACAACCTTTTAAGACCTTCAACCCTTTTATTGTCTATGGTTGTTCATAGCTATTTATCTATGTTTTTTTCTATGCTTTTATCTATGAATTTATCTTACGTGAATTATATTATTACGTTTCGTATAAAAAGTCAACACTTAAACTTACATTTCGTATAATATTTTTCCGTACAATCGGAGGAATGTTGCTATGACACTGTTTGATCGAATAAAAAATCTTAGTGTAAAAAATGGTAAGTCTCTGCAACAAGTGGCTGATGAGCTCGGCTTTAGTAGCAATCTTTTTTATAGATGGCAAAAGAGTGAGCCTAAAGCTAAGGACGTGGCCAAAGTTGCCGACTACTTCCACGTATCGACTGACTACTTACTTGGTCGGGACGATCCAGAACAACAGCCCGTGGATGTGGCTGACAAAAAATCTTTGCTCACTTATCAGGGCATACCACTGTCCGACGAGGATCGTGAGCTTATCATCCGCCTTATGAGAGGCAGTAGGGAGTGATTTTTATTGGATGAAATCATCACATGGCTACTTAACTATGCTTTCGAGCATGGTGTCGGAGTAGTCACGACTACTGATCTCAACCCGGATATCCCATCCACAGCTTTTGCAGCTGAAAGAAAAATACTTATCAACTTAAAGTGGAGAAACTCAGCTGAAATTCCCTTCTCGATCGCTCACGAAATTGGGCACATTCTGAATGGCGATGATGGCAAATTTATGCTGACATCAGTAGCTCACAGTAAAGCTGAGCACGATGCAAACCTTGTCGCTTTCCAAATCCTTAGAGAGTGGGCAGAGAGTCATGATGTGGATGTATCCGAGCCCTACCTTTTTATGTCGTGCTTTGCTATCCCATGTAAGCTGAGTGATCAGGTGGCGGAGGAATATGCTCGGTATGACTTTAAAGGGGGTGTTGCCGAGTAAGGGAGAGAGAGGAATGTCGTCTGTCGGTTAAAGTAAATTTTAGGGAGTTTATACATATGTCAAAAAAGATTGGTATTTTAGTGCTTACCACGGTTTTATGCTTAGGGCTTGCAGCTTGCGGATCAACCAAAAGCACTGATAGTGGGAAGAAAGAAACTAAGACTGAGCACAAGGCAACTAAAACTAAGAAAAAAGTTTCGTCTAGCTCGTCATCAGTTAAACCTGATCCTAACGCTTCCGAGCGTCCGTGGACGTATAAAGACGGTGTCTATGACGCTGGCATCGAAACTTATCGCTTTACCAAGTGGGAAGTGCGCGATGCCTTAGAGGATGGCAAAAAAGCTTTAGTTCTTTACTGTGACATCACTAACAACTCAACTAAAGAGCAAGATCCATCTAATATATATTTAGTTGTACAAGCTTATCAGAAAAATGATACATCTGATGTTGATTTAAACACTTCGACTGGGCTTCCAAATGATGAGCTGCAACAATATAGCAAAGCCTTATACAACAAACTTTTACCAGGAAAAACTGTTAAAGCTGTCATGATTTTTACGCTTGATAATACCAAGAATCCTGTGAAAGTAACTTTTGAAGATCCTGAATTCAATGTCATCGGGTCTAAAAATTACAACATTGCAGATAAGCTCAAGTAACATAAAAAGCCCGCAATCCGCGGGCTTCACTAAGACACTATATCGAACATATTTTCTATATAAAAAAGCCCCCGCTTTCAGGACGTACCTGCTACTAATGTAGTGCGGAGGGGTTTGATCTACTTTTATTTTAACGACTGTTGCATAAAATGCAATAGTCAACCATCCGATTTTTTCGGATAACTCATGACCAGCGCCCTGATGTCTTTAGAAGCTGTGGCTGTTGCCACGTCTTTCTTGCTTCCACAGAGGAGGCACTATATATGGCAACTTTTAAAAAATACAAGACTAGAAAAGGTATGCTTTGGCGATATCAGGTATGTATCACTGATCCAATGACTGGCAAAAAACGCTTCAAGTCAAAGTCGGGCTTCGCTACTAAGCGTGACGCTAAAATCGCAGCAGACGAGCTTGAAAAGCAAATCCACACTGGTGGATATAGCCAGGCTAGTGACATCACTTTTTCAGAGCTTGCGGACATGTGGCTTGAGTCCTACCAGCTGACTGTCCGCGACTCAACTTTCAGAGTTTCTGAGACAATGCTGCGAAAAAACATCCTGCCAGTTTTTGGTCATAAAAAGGTAGTCAACATCACTACTTTGGACTGCCAGCGTGTGGCAAATAAATGGAGCAAAGAGGTAGTCACCTTTAACAAGCGTGTCCACCTCTTGCAGCGGATACTCCGTTATGCTCGCAACCTTCAGATCATCGACCGTGTGCCGACTGAGGCTGTGATCATGCCGAGAGTAAAAAAAGCCGACAGCTCCAAAAACTTTTACACACGTGAGGAACTGCAGCTTTTCTTAGAGCACGCCAAAAAGCTTTTTGATGTGCAAACCTATACACTTTTTAGGTTACTAGCTTTTTCAGGTTTGCGCAAGGGCGAGGCGCTGGCACTTACCTGGGCAGACATCCACTTCGATGATGGTTATGTGGATGTCACTAAAACGGTAGCTATCGGTGCGGATTGTACACCTATCATCCACGAGCCCAAAACAAAAGCGAGCATCAGGCGGGCTTACATCGATCAAAAGACGATGGATGCCTTGAAAGACTGGCGGGCTCTTAGGGCCTACTACTCTCTGAAATCAGCGCAGAGTGAGAGCATGGTTTTTTCGAATAAAAAAAATAAGCCTCTCGAAGGCACCTATCTTTTGCAAAAAATAAAAATCGCAGCTAGTGAGGCGGGCTTGCATCGTATCACTTTGCACGGCTTCCGCCACA